ACCTTCTGAATGTGGTTGACCGTGAGTTGGCAGCCGATTTGTCTTCCATGCAGATCGGCTACTTCTCGTTTACCAAGAAAGCAGCGACAGAGGCCAAGGACCGAGCGATTGCGAAGTTCCCTGCATTGAATGCGCGCACTGACTTCCCGTACTTTAGAACCCTGCACAGCTTGGCTTTCCACTGCCTAGCCGTCAAGGTGGACTTCATGATGAAGCCTGCGGACTACAGAGAGTTTGCAGCGGAGGCTGGCATTCAAATGAACGTGGTCCAAGAAGATGATGTGGATATGGCTAAGGCCGACAACCCCATCCTCAACGAGATCAACCTAGCCCGCATTCGCGGCGTAGATCTGCGTGAACATTACAACCAGTGCGGTCTGGACATCGAATGGCATCACTTTGAATTTGTCGAAAGATCGTATCGGCACTACAAACGCAGTAAAGAGCTACTCGACTTCACCGACCTTCTGGAAATGATTGTGGTGCAGCCCGAGCGCCTACCGTCCCTCGAAGTGCTGATTGTTGACGAAGCACAGGATTTGTCCCGCTTGCAATGGCAGCTTGTCGAGTCCCTCGCTAAAAAATCCAAACGGGTATTCCTCGCCGGAGACGACGATCAGGCAGTGTTCACTTGGGCCGGTGCAGATGTCAAGAGCTTCTTGTCATTTGAGGGTCAGATCACAGTCCTTGATCAGTCCTACCGCGTGCCTGCCATCGTTCACAAGCTTGCCAACAAAGTTGTGGAGCAAATTAAGCAGCGCCAAGAGAAAGAATGGAAGCCCCGTGATTACGAGGGCGCAGTCAAAACTTACTACCGGTTTGAAGATGTACCCATTGATGACGGCCAATGGCTCATCATGGGCAGCACCAACTATCTTTTGAACCCTGTGCATGATTGGCTCAGGGCCTCTGGAATCCTTTTTGAGCGCTCAGGTGTACCAAGCCTTAGCCTGACCCTTTTAAAAGCCGTACAGGCATGGGAAAGGCTGCGCAAAGGGGAGTTCCTGTATGGCGACGAGATCAGAAACGTCTACAAGTACATCGGCGCTGAATACATCACCAAGGGCTACCGCACTTTCAAAGGCGAAGCTCTCCTTGAATACAGCATCAAGGACCTGCAGAATAATTTTGGCCTTCAGACCGATGCAATCTGGCATGAAGCCTTATCCCGCATTACCGAAGACAAGCGTTTCTATCTGACCGCAGTTCTTAGGCGCGGCACCAAGCTTTCAACCATGGGCCGGATTAAACTGTCCACGATCCACGGAGCCAAGGGAGGCGAGGCGGATAATGTACTGCTGCTCATGGACCTCTCACCAAGATTTGCAAAAGAGTACGCAAGTAACGGAGACAACGTTCACCGGCTCTTTTACGTGGGAATAACCCGCGCAAAACAAACACTTCACCTTGTGCTGCCAAAACATATAGAAAAAGGCTTCAGAATATGAAAAAGACGATCCCACTTTTCCCTACAACCACTGAGTGGGTGGCTCCGGAAGTGTTCCCTAACCTTTCAACAGCGAAAGAAATAGCAATTGACCTTGAAACATGCGACCCCAACTTGGAATCCATGGGCCCGGGATGGCCTCGGAACGACGGTTTCGTTGTCGGCTACGCCATTGCCGTCGATGGATGGTCTGGATATTTTCCGGTGGCGCATCAGGGTGGTGGAAATCTGGACAGACGCAGAGTGGAAAGATGGATCACGGACGTACTGGCTTACCCTTCCGATAAGGTTATGCATAACGCCGCCTATGACTTGGGGTGGCTACAAGCAAGTGGTTTTAAGGTCAACGGACGGATCGTTGATACCATGCTCGCTGCCCCAATTCTTGATGAAAACCGTTTCAGCTACGCTCTCAACTCGTTGGGATTTGACTATCTACAAGAAGTCAAGTCAGAGCAAGGGCTCAAACAAGCCGCTGCGGACTTCGGAGTTCATCCAAAAAAGGAACTTTGGAAATTACCCGCCATGTATGTGGGAGAGTACGCTGAACAGGATGCAGCGCTCACACTAAAACTTTGGCAGGCGTTCAAGATCCGCATGCGTCAGGATGAAGTGGAATCCATCTTCAACCTCGAAACAGAAGCCTTCCCCGTCCTACACAACATGACCTCCCGCGGGATCCGGTTTGACCGGCCCAAATGTGAGCGGTTGATTGAGCAATTGATTGCGAGGGAGCGTGAATTACATGCCGAATTGCGCAAAATCTGCGGAAATTCCGTTGATATTTGGGCAGCAGCCTCAATTGCAGCCGCTTTTGACAAGCTGAACCTACAATATGCAAAGACCGAGAACGGCCAACCGAGCTTCACGAAAGGCTTCTTGGATGGTTGTGAGCATCCAATTGCCAAGATGATTGTGGAAGCGCGCGAGACCAATAAAACGCACAGCACCTTCCTGCAGCCGTACCTGAACTTCAGCGCTAAGACAGGACGGATCCACCCGCACGTCAACCAAATGCGCTCAGATGATGGCGGCACCGTTACAGGACGTCTGTCCATGGCCAATCCGAACCTACAGCAAGTCCCTGCCCGTCACGAGATCATCGGCCCCATGGTTCGCAGCCTGTTCCTTCCCGAAGAGGGCGAGATGTGGGCATCAAATGACTTCTCTTCACAGGAGCCAAGGCTCTTAGTTCACTACGCGTCCCTCCTCGATTTACCCGGAGCCGACAAGATGGTGGGTGCCTATCAGAACGACCCCAACACGGACTTTCACCAGATGGTTGCCGACATGGCCGGCATCAAAAGGAAAGCTGCCAAGACCATTGGTCTGGGATTGATGTACGGGATGGGCAAGAACAAACTGGCAGCGCAACTGGACTTGAACCTAGACGAAGCGTCAGAGCTTATCGACCAATTCCACAGGAATGTCCCGTTCCTTAAAGGCACGGTGAACGCCGTCATGAAACGGATCGAGCATCCCGCATCAGGCGGATCCATCCGCACCCTTCTCGGACGCAAGTGCCGGTTTCCACTTTGGGAGCCGATGGAGTGGGGTGTCAATAAAGCGTTGCCTCGTGAGCAAGCAGTCATGGAATACGGTCAACGGATCAAGCGCGCAGGTACTTATAAGGGCTTGAACCGCCTCATTCAAGGGTCCGCTGCCGACCAGACAAAGGCAGCAATGGTAGCTCTTGCTCGGGAGGGGATCATGCCCATGCTGCAGGTTCACGATGAACTGGCATTGAGCGTCAAGACAAAGGAAGAAGCGCAGCGTGCAGCAGAAATTATGGCAACGTGCGTCAACATGCAAGTCCCCAGTCGGTGCGATGTGGAAGTCGGACCGAGCTGGGGTGAGGCCAAATAATCAGCGGACGCGCCCTTCAAGGCGGTCTGCTACCAACTTGGCGTAGCCGGCAATATCTAGCCAGTGGTCAACCACATCAGGATTGCCGTTCACAATGCGGCCAATCTTGTGGATGATCATGTCCATGGCCTCGGCCTGATCATGTGCCAACGTCTTGTCACGATTGTTTAGAGCATTCTGTACAACACGTTTTAGCATTTGAATGACTTCAGCGCCCTCGATAAACTTGCCGTACTCCACGGCCCGAGCGTCAAGGGTTGCATCCACTTCGTCCTCGTACATCTCAATTCCCGTTTGCTCCTGCTCTTGGGAATTTCCTGTTTCATTTAGTTTTTCCCACTCCTCCCCAAACTTGTCCAAGGGAATTCCTAATTTGTTTGCAAAGTCTATTTCTCTACGGGTAAGCAGGAATCTTCTAGGTGTTTTGTCACCTAATTGCTTCCTCATCATGTCTAGGCCCTCGACCGCCTGAAGATACTCCACAGGGTCAATTCCCAATTTGTCAGCAATCATTTGTTGCTGCTCAGTCAAAACAGGGGCAGCAGGGGCAAGCGATGCCAACTGCTGCGACTTTGGTGGGAACACAAAGCCTTTCTTCTTCATTGTGTTACGCAGAACATAGATGGATTGCTTGGTCAGGCCAAACCGCGCTGCTACCTCATTTGGTGCTGCAGCAGGATTACTCTGCATAAAT